GGGTGTATCCTTTGAGATACGCTTCGTAGGTCTGTATACGGGATACTCTTGGTTGCCGACATCTTTCCACTCCTCGCGGAACCAGCGTGCAAGGGGTCGCCCACCTTCGTTGTCCTTGAACTTACCGCCGAGATCTTTGTACCGTTTCACGACTGCCCCGCTTCTGTAGGCGCTCGGTTTCTTGTATCGCGGATACACCTCCGCCTTTGCCCGCTCGTAGAGTTTCTTGTTGATTGGAACTGCTCCGCCCACCATATACATTAGCGGATTCGTCGGGTCGTAGGGCTGCGGTTGGAATTGTGTGGGGTCGCCTACAAACTGTGGCTGCTCTGGATACTCGGGCTCTACCGGGAATTTTAATTGTTCCTCTTCCTCTTCCTCCTCCTGTCCGCCCGACATACCGTACCCCTCTTTGCACACCTTACAGGCTTCGTCCACTTTGCGCTTTTTCTCCCTTGCTTCTTCTGTCCCGAAAGTATCAATAATAAATCCTGGTGCAGCGGCGGCCGCGTCCTTTACAAAGTCAGAAGCCAACCCTGCCCAGTCAAACCCTCCCTTCTTGTTGCTGCCGTCCCAGAGAATGTTGATCGCGAGCGAGTTCGGGCTGTATTTGTTCTTGGCCCAGTCGCCCTTGATTTTGCGAGCCCTCGCTAAATACTGTTTGCGTTTCTGTTCAGCAATTGAAGGAAAATGCTGTCTGTAAATAATGTAATCGTTGTTGTTGATACTTCCAAACTTCACACCCCGGAGCATCAGTTTATGCTTCCCGTCGTCCGCCAGTTTGAGGCTTGCGGCATCTTTGTATCCCGCCTTCTTTGCAAACTGCTTCGCCAGTTTCAGATATTCGGGTTCACCGGTTGCATCTTCTACATCAAAGGATTTCTCGTCCTTATCCAGCCGGACGATTGCTTCCGAGTCTTCTTTGGCTTGCGCGTCCTCGTCATCATCTTCAGCGCCACCGTACACCCCAAACAGTTTGTTCCAATCACCATCATCAAACCCGCCAATCATACCCCCGCGCATTTTCGCGTCTTCGTCTGCATTATTCGCATATAATGCTTTCAACTGATCCTTCGCGCGACTCAAGGGCAGCGGGTCGTTGCTGTGCGATCGGTCTGTTCCTTTCGTGAATACCTTCCACCCTTTACTAACTTTTCGTATTTCGTACGGCATCTTGTATATTTTATTGTATACAATATGCAAATATAATAAATTTGCCTCATTTCGTGTAAATGTAATCTTTTTGTTGCGCCACGCTGTGCCCCATTTTTTCAGCATCTTCGGCTTGCTCTTCGCTAATTTTACCATATTTGTCGGTTAAATAGGCGTGTCGCAACTTGCTTGATCCGGTGCCTTTACCAAGCGCCGAGTTCAGAATGCGCGTGATTGCGTTCAACTGCGAGACGGGTTCACCGTCAGCATACACCAGGAACTTCACAGCGGGTGTATCCTTTGGGAGACGCCCCTTTACAAGCAGCGGGTGGTGCTTGTAATAAATGTTGAGCACGTATTGCAATTCCTGTTGCACGGGTTCCGTCTGCGTCCCATATTTCTTGTCGGTCTTGTATTTGTGGAACACGAACTCGTGCGGTTCTTTGAGTGTGATGTAGTTGCGATCCTCGGCCAACTGGGGCGAGTTCTTGTCCACGATAAATGCATTCAAGTAGTCGCCGTTGCGACGGGGTGCCTGTAGCGTGTAGAGCGACACCACCACCCACTTCAACAGCGTCTCATATTGCAGCGGTGAGATTTGCTTGTTCGTCCAGAACTCCTTCACCTGCTCGGCAAGTGCGTTGCGCTTCTCTGTGATGTCGTTCCACTTGGGAAGCCCCTCTGGATCGTGTTTGATTTCTTTTACCTCCTTGTTCTTGTTCAACATCAGGTCATAATACCGACTGTAGAGTTTCTTATGCTTTGGCTGCGTACCGCCCAGATTCAACGCCGACACGATTGCAATAAGGAAGTTGCGCTGTGTAGTGGGCGCGTAATCCTTCAGCTTGTCGGCAATCGCTTCGGGCTTATCTAAAAACTTGAAGTCGGTCAAAGGTGAACCTCCGTTCAATCTGCGGAGGTTGCTGAAATACAGTTTTTGCGAAGACTGTGAGATGTTTGCATCACTAAATCTTTCGGCGAGATTATTTTCAAATGGGTTCATATTATTTCGCGATCGCTATAATATAAACGGATATTTTATTTAAGATTTGTTTAACGCTTATTATATTATTTCGTGCAACAGATTAACCGGAATATAAATGTAGTCCTGTTCCACGTCAAACCCCACCCTGTCCTGGCGGCAGTAGGCACCAACGGGAAAATTGCTAAAGGTTTCCTCGTCGTAGGGAATATAAAATAATCCATCATCAAATTTGAAAAGAAAAATATTACCTGTTGGATTTTCCGCCTTTAGTTTTCCGAGGGGGAGCATAGTGGTTGCAAATCTGTTGCGTGTTAGTCTACGCGTTTTCAGTTCATATTTACGTCCGCCTTCGCTTTCGTAGTCGTACCTGCTATATTTGTCCTGCGACTGCTTGATTGTCGCGTCGTTGAAGAACCTGCGGATCGTATCAAGTACGCTCGCCTCTGCGGCGCGGCCGTAGACGTAATCCTTGTTGAATGCCTGTTTTTGCTGTTGAGCCACCGAACACATTTTAATTAATTATCTTTCTATATTCCCTAAAGATAATAAATTTTGATTTTTTACCGCAAATAATCTGAATTAATCGCAATCCTCAATTTCAAATATTTCTTGGTCTTCATATTCCGCCTCTTCCACTTCTTCCGAGTATTCATAATAACGCAACCACTTCTGGCCGCCCTGCTTCACATAAGGAATCTCGTTATAATTGATTGCACCCAAGAACTGGCTGCTGGACATTCTGCTCCCAGTCGCGGCTGCGAACTTCTTATGAACGTCGCCTGTGCTGTGCGTGTGTTCCTTGCGCCACTTGGCCAGTTCCTCCTTATCTTTGGTCTTGATTTCCACCTGCTTCTTGTAGTGCGCCTCAAACCACACCTTGAAGTGATTGTTGTCGGATACGTAATCCTCCACCGCTTCCTTGGACGCTTCAGGCATTTCAATACTTTTGATGTCCTTGTTTGCGTGCGCGGTTTCAATCATATACATCATAAACTCCCTGACGAAAGCCGCATCATCTTTGAGGTCGGTGATCGTGCTGTCGCCCAGTTTTTCATAAGGGTTTGCTGGGTCTGGTTTGCTCTTGAAGGAACACAGGAAGGGGTGGATAGACAACCTGCGCAGAATCGCCTTATCCAGTTTGCGAATCTCCGGCTTGTTGTTGCACGACATAAGAACTGTAAAACGCGGTATAAACACCTTGGCGTTTTGAAACAGCATTCGCGCGTTAATTGGATCGCCGCCTGTGATTGACTTCATAAACTCGGTATTCATATAGCAGTTCTTTTCGCCGTTGTCTGGTTCGCTTACAAGCACAATCCGCACACCATCAGTAGAAGCGAGACACGAATTGGCTTGCCCTGATTTTTGCACGCTCGTCAGGAAGGTCTGATCTGCGCCGTAAACATAATCGCCACCAGCCGCTTTGATGAACGAGGTCAAAACACCCTTGCCGTTGCCGCCTGTGCCTGTGAGAATGTAGAGCATCTGGAATCTGTTCGTGAAGAACGACAGGGCCGAGCATTTCAGCCAGTAATCGCGCAAGTCCTTATCGGGGAAGACACTTTCAATAACCGCAATAACCTTTTTGCGCTGTTTCGTGTCGCTCTTGTGGTCGCCCATATTGTAGCCTGTGGTCTTGCTGATAAAGTCGCTCGGCACGATTCCGCGGTAAGTGTTGGTTCTCAAGTCATACACGCAATCCTTGAATGCGATCAAGTTGGTATTTGCGTCCATCTTGAAATCCAGGTCTTCCTTCTCCACCATACACAGTTTCGGCAGGAAGGACGCGATATTTTCAAGCGGTTTGCGGTCTCCGAGTCTGCGGTATTCCTTCAAGAGTGCAGCGCTGCGGTCTTTGGTCTTCTCGTCCAGAGGGTTTAGATTCTTGCGCTGGTCTTCCAGCATTTCACGCAGGCATTCACTAATTACATTCGTAATGCCGATCGGAATCTTCTTGCCTGTGTTGTAATACTTGTTGTTCTCGCGGATCTCCCACCACTCGGTTTGGTCGCTGTAGAAGTATCTGTCGGGCCGCACCGAGTAGAACATCTTCGCGTATTCAATATCAGACAGTCCTTCGTCAAGTTGCCTGTAGAAGTCCCTGCGCTGTTTCTGGAGTGCATCAAATAATGGCTTGTTGTCCTGTCTCAACCAGTTCCACAGAGTCGCCTGCGTCAGCCCGCCCTCTTTGCGAAGTTTGATGGAATCAAATTTTGCCCTGTTGCTGCCCTTGTTGTATGATGTGCCTTCCGCGCGCTCCGCGCACACCGCGTCAAACATTTCGTAATCCCAGCGCTCCTGTCTCACGACAAGCAACATTTTAAACCAGTCATCATAATTGTTGAACCTCTTCTGTGCGAGACCTTTCAAGAGTTGTTTGGCGAGTTCATTATCACCGCTGTTGTCCGCTGCGACTGCCGCAACAGGCGCCGCTGGCGGTTCCACGCTGACTGACGGTGTAGCCACCCTTGGCGTCTTCGGCGTTGTCGCCCTTGATGCAACTTCCGGTGCTGAAGGGCAGCCTTCCGGAATGTGTTGAATCAGATTATCCAATATTGATCCTTTGATGATTTTGCTGACGCGTTCAGGCTGTTCTTCGTATTTGTAGGCGTTGGGCGCGCGCACTTTGCCGTTTGTACGATAAACGCTCGTATCAAGATTCAGCGTGTTTTCTTTGTTTTCAGTTGTGATTTCAATCGTATCACCGAGCAGGGCTTGGAGTTGCGGCAGAGTCTCTGCGACTGCATAATCCTTGATCATTCCACACGTTGGAAATACTTTGTTGTATAATAGAGTGAAACTTATTTTTTTCACGATCTTCCTAATCCTTGTCTTTCTGCCGTTTTCAGTCTTCACGTCAAACTTGAGTGCTTTGAAGTGCGACGCATTACGCACACCTATTATGCTCTCACACGCGCAGAACTTCTGCTCGCATTCTGCGACAGTCTTGTTGAAGGTTGCCTCGTCGGTGTCGGCCGACATCTCGCCATCAACATCAATAAAGAGGCGGCAAGGAGTGCCTTGCATCAGCACTTCAAATGCATTAGAGGGCGCTTCAAAAGCATCTACGTCGCAGGTGTAGTGAAGGTCGGTGTTCTTGATGTCGCCATACAGGCCGTCCATTAGGACAAAGGGAGCGTTGGTAGTCATTTTGGTTGTTTAGTATATATATACTTAATATGAGATATTAATATTTAAGTTAAAATCAACTTAATTGTAATATTCCTAAAGTATCTTCTTACTTAAAGAAATCCAATTGTTTTGAATCAATTTTTTATTTTAATCAAAAATGAAAAATCTTGAATTACTTTTTCCTAAAGTTTCTTAATTGGCGGAAATTTGGGATTGGGTGTAGGGAGGGGTTGTAGTTGAACCGTAGGTTTCCTTAAGTGCAGCAGCCCTTTTATGGTGCGCCGATTTGTTGTGATGCGATCGGTTGAAGTAGGTGTACTGACCAAAGCACACGGGGCATACCTGCGTTCCGGCTTCTTGGGTCTTTGCGTAGAACTTGATGTAATATTCGCGCTGCTTTTCGGCGGACTTGGAGGGGTACTGCTTGATCTCGGCGGACATTTCTAAACTTTCGTCTTTATTTACTAAAAGATAATAAATTTGCTTTAATATGTTTCTATATACAATTGTTTCAGTTTTTGCATTCAATTTTTTTGTTTATTCGTATTTAAACACTTAATGAAATTCTTGGGTGGACCGGAGGGAGTTAGGTGGAGTGAAAAAGTTAGGTGGGGAGGTGGACCGAGGTGGGGTCAAAACGCATAACTTTCTCCTGGCTGAAAACGCCATTCCAGCCTATAGGAATAGATTGGAATCCACTCCACCTCACTCCACCTACCCCACCTAAAAAAAATGGGGGCCCCCCTGCCCCTCTTTAAGTACTTGCTTACTTATCGCGCAAGACGTCAAGTCCGTAGACTTGGACTGTTATTGGAACGCTGCTGCCGCTCTGTAAATGTGCTGCAATTTGTTTTGAAAACTGCTCCTGCTTCATTTCCTCGTAGCCTTCGTCGTCATCACGAAGCCAACCGTCAGCCTTCAGCTCTTCGTGAAGATCTTCACCGCAGTCTTTGCATAATGTCTCTTCCTCGTCGCCTCTGGAGTAGCAGAAGATGTGCATATCTTCGTCCAGAAACACATTACAGTTGGTGCAGCAGCCTTCGTCGGTCTCTTCGCTGGGCTTCGCCTCTGCCTCTGGCTTCTTGACCTCCTCCTCCGCCGGCTTGTCCTCGTTGTCGCTGTCGTCCTCGCTGTCGCTGTAGCCTTGTTCCTGCTCAAAGTTTTCATTATCAATCATTTCTTGCGTGATGGTCTGGAAGCAGGCGCTGGTGAGGCCGCCCCACTCTTCGCCAAGGCACCACTTGTTGCCGAACGCATCTCCGAAGTCGCAATCTTCGGGAAGCTTTGCAACAATTTCCTTTGGTAAACGGAAGATCGTCAAGCAGCCGTTGGTTGCGCCCCAGTAAAGAATGTCCTCTTCGTCGTGCTGTGAAATGAATTGAGTCAATTCGCCCTTGGTTAATACGTACCCTTCCAGCTTGAGATCTTCTTCGGTCCAGAGCTTGTCGCGTTCCTCGGTGGTGCAGACGAAGTAATTGGGATCCTTGTCCAGGAGTTCAAAAGCTGCGACGCGGTCGGTCTTGAGATTCTCAAGTTCCTCCCTCACATCTTCAAGTTCTGCCTCCAAGTCAGATCGCCTCCAGGACTCAATTTCCTCGAAGTTCTTGGCCCCACTTGAAGCCTTCACCCTTCACTTTCTTCACTTGCTCTGTTGCTTGGCTCATTATATTCGTTGTCTGATGTTGCTTGGTTGCTTGTGATATGCTCTGTGTCTGGAAAATCAAATCAATTTTTTTTGAAAATCAATAATAAATCCAACATCATCAAAAAAGTTGAAATACTTAAAAAATTAAAATATTACAATAATACAAATGCCGCTTAAAGAAATTGCCTATGTCCCAGAACTGGAGAAACTGCTACAAGCACAGGGAGAACAAGCCGAATCGTGGAGCATACTGCACAACCTCGCATACGAAAAGTACCAATTTAGAAGCAATATTATTAACATTCCTGTAATTGTGCTGTCCAGCGTGATTGGATTACTTACAGGAATGAACATACAGAACGACGATATGTTTATCATATTGTCTACAGGCTCAATCTTCGTGAGCGTGATCAAAAGTATTGATTCGTACTTCCAGTTGCAAAAGCGGGCCGAAGGCCACCGTATCTGCGCACTTCAATTCTCTCAAATGTTCAAGAAGATCCAGATAGAACTGTCGCTGCAACGCGATATGCGAGCCAATCCGAAGGATATGCTGACCCTTATCAAGACAGATCTGAAGAACCTGTTTGATATTGCACCGCTGATTGACGAAGACATAATAAGTAAATACAACAGTCTCTACAAGGCAGAGAAAGATGTTAGTAAACCGAGCGTCTGTAATGGGCTTACGCACATTCACATATCCGCAGAAGTGGACGCAGCGCCGCAATATGGTACGCACAAAATCCGAATGTATTACGATCCGGATATAGACAACCCTGCCTTGAACCCGCCAGATGCCGAGAATGGAGTCATAATGAGCGTGAAGCCGCTTGGATCGCAGACGTGGACGGATACGAAGATAGACCCAAGCGGGAATGTCGTGGAGGAAGAGCGGGCGCCCGAGATTGAGGTAATAAACGTGGAGCAGGGTGAATTAATGTAGACTAATCGTCCTCGTCGCCTTCTGCGCCGACGAGCCACATACTCCTTTCAGTCATAATGACTTGTGGATAATTCTTAAAAATGCAACACCACCGCGTGGGCATTTTTTTAATTGCCGCGATTTCTTGTTTTGAAATCCCGACATATTCAGTCAATAAGTAATTCGTACCCCTAACGGACCCGGAGTGTGGAAAGTAAACCACAACGTGGCTTTCATTTAAAATGCGTCTGGTCTCGCCCTTGTTAGTGGGGAGATGATTCGTGTTGATGCACGAGGTCTTGGTATGCCGCCCTGTTTCTAAAATCTTGTTTAAAATCTTATACACTTCTTCGCGGTGCTTTTTGTCTCCGATTACGTCAATATCATCAAACACGCAAATTGAATCTTTGAAGTCGTCAATCTCCAGCGGATCGGAAACCAGGTTTGCGCCAATTTTGATGCGCTTGACTCCAGGGATTTTATCCAAGGTTTCGTCCTCTTTGAGGGCGCTGAAAATGTAAATGGGATTCTTCGGATACTTCTTCTTGTACTGCTCCAAGTAGCGCGCGGTGAATGTGGTTTTACCCGATCCAGATGCACCCGTAATGTAGAGAATGTCGCGCTCCTTTTTCGTATCCGGCACAATCTGAAACTTCCCGTCGTCAGGCAGAGTCAGGGACTGAAAGGTTTTGTCGGTTTTTGAATTCACCTCACCACTTGGTGCGACACTTATCAAGCGCTTATCCAATTTTCCACCATCAATTTTTGCAAGGGGGCGGCCAATATTTGCAAGATTAAACTCGTTCATATTATAAATAATCTATATAATATAAACAACATAAAAAAAAATCCTATTTCACGGCAAAACTGATTTATGCGATTTCAGCCAGACCAGCGTGTCCTTTTTAATTTTTGCATCTAACGCCTTTATCGCCTTATCAATTTCACGCTCGGTACGTAAAGGCTTGCCGATCGTGTTGCTTACATCTTGCAAATTAACTCGCACTTTTTCGCCAAGATTTTTACCGTCAACGTCGCTCTCTAAAAGCAGTTTAACCGCCTTGAGATTGCTGGAAAGCGAATACAGCTTGCCCGTCTCGCTGTTGAAAAGGGAGGATAGTTCTACCATTTTGTCCTTGTTGCCTTCCAGGCGATATATACTAAATAAGCGCTTGAGGGCCTTGTACGGATTACCGGACGATTTGTAATGCTTGTAATCTTCGCTGATTTGTTTAATCAGGATTTCGTCAGCGGGCACATCTTGGAAGGCGTAGATAATGGAGAGTTCAGTCAATTTACTCGTGTCCCGAATGAAAATGACTGCATCAATTTTGATATAATCAATCACTTTGATCGCCTTGCTTACCCTTGCGCAATCAAGGTTGCCGACGTCCTGCGGGAAGAACTTCTCTTTACTGCCGTCCTTGTTCTGTATCTTTAGTTCAATAAACCAGATGTCGTCCATATCCGTTATTGATTTCAAGATGCGCTTGAGCTCGCTGCAAATCTTGTCGTCCGAGAGATTGCGATTACTGATTGGGGAGAGGAGGTCATAATCGCTAAAAAATTGTTGGGTTTTGAAGGAACTCGTGCCGAGTTGCACTACAGGTGAATTATTTAATTTCAAAACAGCGACAAATTTGCGAATTGCTTCGTCTATGCCTTGTTTGGTTTCAGCAATATCCATTCTGATCGGGTTTATATAATGCCTATATAAAAAATTCGTACATTAATACATTAAGGGATTAAGGCGAAATTTATTTTCTGCTGTATAAGTATAATCGCAAATGTCTACGTATCTAACGCCTTACAATATTGCAATTGCAAACCAGCAGAAAGGGTTTGATGTGCGCAATCTGAAACACGACGCTTATGAAGCGTCTCAAACTCCACTTCGCGGTGGTCAAGTCCAGGGCGACTCTATGCGCGAAGGTGATTACCAGTTAGAAGGGGGCGATTTTTGGAGCGATTTCGCCGACGGTTTTATGTCTGTTATGCGCCCCGTGGGTCAGGTGGCGTCTGCTATTGCGCCCTTTATTCCCAAAGGCGCGGGCGCCAGCGGCGGAATGGCGTGCAGGTGTCCTCCACGCGGTCGTTGCCGCTGTGGGTCGGGCTTGTCGGGTGGTGATGAAATCACCGACGCTGAACCCGCCATTATGAATCCCGACCTCAACTCTACAGGAATGTTCCACGGATTCGGCGCATCTGGTGGATACAACCAGAATGTGAGCGGAATGGGAATGTCTGGGGGCGATTTTATGTCCGATCTTGGTAATATCGCGTCCACGGTTGCCCCCTTTCTGCCCTTGCTCGGTCTCGGCAAGAAGAGCAGCTCTGCTCAAAGAACCAAAGCAGTTGGCCGCGCCCTGTTAGGAACAGGATTTTTTGATGACTTGCTGGACGGCTTGAATAAAGTGGGTAATGTTGCAGCGGCGGTTGCTCCTCACGTGAAAACGGGTATGGATATATACAGCAAGTTTGGTAAGGGCAACGGAGACCAGCACTTGCTCGGCAGGAAACTCCTCTCCGAGATGAAGGCGCTTCACGGCAGAGGTCTTTCTGGCGGCGATTTTGATTGGTCAACGCTGGCGTCGTTTGCACCCCTGTTGCTTGGTTTAGGTATGTCGGGTGGTGAGGACGAACCGGATATGTCCTATTTGGAACCGTTCCTGGAGGGCTTTGGAATGTCGGGCGGGTCATTTATTGACGACTTGATTTCCGGCATTAACAACGCACTCGGCAAAGTGGGCGATTTTGTAGAGGGATCTGTAAATAAAATCGGAGACTTGGTGGAGAAGGGCGCAAAGGCGACAAGCGACGGTCTGGATAAGGTTATGCCTGTTGTTGAAAAGGTGGGCAAGATCGCCGACACAGCGGGCAAGGTTGCCGGTTTGTTTTCGGGCAAGAAGGGCGAGGGAATGTCGGGCGGGGCTTTGGGGCAGCGATACGGCAACGCCAGCGACACGCGCAAATTGTCGGGCAAACAGCAACTGTACAAGGGCGGCAATATTCCAAATGATGGACAAGCCCCTTTCAACATTCCTCCCAAGGCGGGAATGTCGGGCGGCGATATGAGTGTTAATGCACCGTATATTGGCTTTGATACAGCCACGGGTAAAGATTTTAAGCGTCCCGTTGGCGGAAGTAGCGCGGCTTTGGTTGCGCTCCAGCAGCGCTCCAACGTGAATCAACCCTATATGACGGGTGATGGTGCAAGCGGCGGCAAGCGTAAGAAGTTGAGCGAGGGACGCAAACCCGCTTACAAGGTGAAACAGGGCGATTATTGCTGCCTGACGAGCCACAGCAGCACCCTTCCGTGCAACGGCGTACCGCTTACCAAAGCCTTTATGAACGACTACAAGAAGCGATCCAAGGGCTACAGCACTTATCGCCAGGGCGCAGGACAGGCAGGCAACAGCGAAAGTTTAGACCAAATTGAAGCAACGAATGCTTTGGTGAATGAACTGGCTGCCTCCAACCCAGCCGTGAATACCTCTGCTACTGGCTCTGGTGCAAGCGGTGGAAAGCGCGCCTCCAAATGGATTGACCACGTTAAGGCGTATTCCAAGGCACACGGGGTGTCCTACAAGCAGGCACTCAAAGACGCCAAGGCGACCTACCGCGGCGCAGGCACTTCCGGTGGCGGCGCGTCTGGAGGCGATTTTTGGAGCGACCTTGGGAATGTTGCATCAACTGTAGCGCCTTTTCTCCCCCTCCTGCTTTAAACGCGCGCCGATTTGATTATTTTTATCTCTGGTTAGATTATAAGCAAAGATAAAATGTGGTTTTACATTCCCGAGTGGCTCAAATTTTGGAACAAGCAAGCAGCAGAGGATCGGAAATTTAGTGAACTCATCAAGAAGCGTGCCGAAGAGCAGAATGCAGTACTGGATAAGGCGAAAGCCGAGGCAGGTAGAATCAAAGAACCACCAATAGACAATATGAAGTGCTTGACTTGCGAGACCGACGACGTGAAGAGATTTATCTGCAGAGGGTGCAGAGACGACTGCTGCAATATGTGCTGCGCTCCTGATGGAATTGAAGACAACCGAGTTTACTGCGCGAAATGCGAGGAATGCATTTACGTTGATGCAGACAAAGATGTAGCTGAATGCGACGTTTGCAAAAAAGAAGGTGAATTTTCAAATCATTTATGCTCTGACTGCGAATGCGTGTGGGAGTGGAGCAGAAGGCGTGGAGGCTACATCACCAAAAAACCAATTGTCGCAAAAAACAGGCGCAGAACAGCTCCCAGAAAATTCATCTTGAAATTGAAGGGCGGCAAGGTGATCTCAAAGACAGAGGTGAAGTGATCACCAGCCACAAAAAAAAACGACCAGATGTGAATCCAAATTATAGTGAAAATAAAAAAAATTGAAAGCAAAAAAAATTGAATACTAACCTCATCAGCGTTTCTACAAAGACACAGACACAGACAAAATGACGACTACTATGCAAATGATCTCATCAATCGTTGATGAAATGATTTCCTCGGCCATCAATCAGAGCGAAGACTACGAGCGCGTTTGCCCCAAGTGCGGCCAGGAGATGTACGCAAACTGCGAACCCGAAGACGAAGGCGGTTGCTGGTTTGAAAATGCAACTGACGAAGAATTGAACGAGGCCCTCAAGACTGTTTTCAAGACAAACTTCAAAGAAGCAGCTGCAAGGTTGAACGAGTGGGCTGCGGCCAACGAAGACAGCAACTGGCTTCCCTACGTGCTCAACTTTGAGAAGCAACCCACCACAAACACCAGATTTTGGTACAAAATGACGAAAGTTGATCTTCTCAAAATTGCCGAAGGCATTTACTACGAAGACGAGATGCCTGAACTCATTCAAATCAGCGCCCAGTAAGCACACCACAAAAAAGGCAGGGTAAGACCTTTTTTTTTCGGTCTGACGTCGGTCGCATACATAATTTTTTTATCTTTAGCATATTATATAAAGAGAAATGGATCGCTTAAAAAAACTATTGGACGCTCACCCCGTTAGTAAGAAATCGGACAAGAAAAACGAGCAAGGCTACAGCAGGGAAGCCGAGCGGCTTTTTCTTAACACCGCTGATGCACGCGCTAATAAGCAAGTGTACCAAAATGAAATCAAGCAGGCAAGCCTTTACGAACAGAGTCAAATGCCCCCGTCTCCCGCTGATGTAGGCGTTTCTTTCAAGATCGGATCGTTTGTTAATAAATTATCACAGCTTCTCGGCTTTAAGACCGACATCTACGGCCAGCTGCAGACCCTAATCAATCTGGGAAATTCTCCCGCGCGCTTGCTTTCAGATGCGCGTTTAATCAGCATCAGTTCAGATTATTTCAAAATGGTTGATATTATTGCGACCTATAATGAACTTGTGAACTACATTAAACTCTACGCGCCCCAGATGACGCAATCAAGCGATTTCTCAAGCGGTGTAAACACTACCTATTTGCTGCCTCTGATTTCCTTGCTGAAACAAACTGCTTCTCTGTATGCAACCTCCTTCAACAATTTTCCAACAACCAATTTGAGGAACACGGGTCCAGAGCGGGCGGCTTACGAACGCTTTAGGACAGGCGCGGCTGACGCATATTCAACCGTGAAACTTATGGAGGACAATCTGAAAGCCGCGATCTACACCAATATTACCAAGAAAGATGTTGCACGCTATAAATCATCAGCTGAAAATGAGCGGATCAAGAATGAGATTTTTAACCAGAATCCTCTACCGGTTGCACCTGCGGTTGACCCTCTCGTTCAGCAGCAGCAAGCGGCGGACGCAGCAGCGGCGGCGGCAGCGGCGGCAGCGGCGCAGGGAGGACCAGGACCCGCACCACAGCAGGGGCAGGCACCAGACGCAGGACCACCACAGCCGGGAAATCCACAGTCAGGCCCGTTTCCGTGGCCGGCAATCCCGCCTCCACGAGCACCGGACGGCGGTTATGGTAATTATAGAGACAGAGACGGTATTATGGCTTTGCTTCGCGCATATAATGATCACCAAGTAGCAAACGGTGTACGAGTAGATGCTGTTTTTAATACTCGTAGGTTGGCGGGAGAAGCATCAGGGTTGAAACGCGATATTATAACATTTGCAGTTGCTGGTCAGCCAGGATTAGCTACTCCAAGTGCAACAATTATCGGAAAATATCTTCCAGATATTAGGAGAGAATATATAGAAGCGGCACGGGCAGCAGCACAGGCAGCAGCAGCACAGGCAGCAGCACAGCAAGCACAGCAAGGACAGGCTGCCGGGCCAGCGGATCCACAGCAGCAACAGCAGCAACAGCAGCAGCAGCAGCCCGCAGCACCAGCAGCGCGTCAACTCACAGCAGAACAGCAGGCATACCTTGATGCTGGAGGCACCCAACCCCTCCAAATTGCAGAGTTAAACCGGGACCAAAGCGACGAGGTTTGGGAGTTATACAAGGCCTACGAGATAGACACGGGTGCTGTTCTGGATCCTGGAAGCGCACAGAATCCAAATATTCAGGGAATGCGCGCATTTTATGATACATTACCGCAAAACCTTAAAAACCTTATGCAAAAGATAGGAACCGGAGATGATATAGATGAAGATACTGCGGTTATGGACAGTTTGAGAGATTGGATTGTAAATATCAAGCAGCAGCGTCAGACGTGGGGCAACGCGCAGAATCCACGCCAGCCGAGCAATTCGCTAATTGGTCTGGGTCGCGGAGAGCGCCGCGCAAACGCAAGGGCGAATGCAAGGCAATATCTGCACCGCCAAGGTGTCCCACCCGAACTCCTCGCGAAATTGATGAAGCATTATGGAATCACCGACGATACGCTGGTAGGTGAATTGGAAGGCAGCGGCATTTGGGATACAGTCAAAGACTGGGCTTCGTCAGCCGCCGACTCTGCGAGCGGTTGGTACAACACGATTGCAAACAACTTGCCGACTATGAGTGATGTTCGCAGGGCAACCTCCAGAATTATCCCAGACAGTTTGTCTGATTATGTGCCGTCGGGTCTCCAACGCACCTGGGGAGACAAAGCAAAAGACTTTTTCGGCTTTGGATCACAGCGCGGGCATTTGGAGGATATGAAACTTCTTGCTGAACTGGAACGGGGACGCCCCCGCACCGTGGATATGTCGCAGGGTCGCGAGGCGCGCGAGAAAATGATGCCCTTTATTAACGAGTTGAATGCCCCCGCGGAGTTCCTGAAACGCAGAGGTCAGATTCTTTCCGGTGGAGTGTATGATGGCGTGCACGAGAACATTAACGATCAACTCCCGTATGAGATATGGGGAGGCAACGCGGCGCTGGATAATGAGGAGGAAATGACTCCATTTAAGCGCAGAATTGGATTGGCGAATCCCTTTGCTTACCAAAGCAGGGCTGATATGCTGCCTATTCGTCCTGCTCTGGCTTCCAACGCAACTGATATTGATGAGACGCTGCAACCCTTCCAAGAAATGTTCTCTACTACCCGTGGTGGCTTTGAGAAGGAGAAGGAGAAGCCGAAGGATATGGACGAAGATCCCGATCCGATCAGAATCACGAATGAAAACTGGAAAGTATTTACGGGTAGAATGGCGAAACCAAAATATAAAATCTCATCTTAAGGTATAGCCCCACAGAATGCGCCCTACTTACGCCCTTTTAGCACTTTTGCCGCTCCTTTTTTCTGCGTCCTGTGTATACGCAGTCCCGATTGATGAACTTTCTACTTCCGCTGTGGACTTTACGAACGCAGACGAAGCCGAAGATTATGGGGCAGACGATTTTGAACTTGGACTCGGATCCGACGACGACGCAACCGAAGATGCAGACTTGCGAGGCGGTCGCCGACGAGTCTATAAAGCAGTCAAAAGAATCCTACCTAAACGTGCACCAGCCCCAAAGCCAGCACCAGCCCCAGCAAAAGCAGTACCAAAGCCAGCCCCAGCCCCAGCAAAAGCAGTACCAAAGCCAGCACCCGCCGCCCCTGCCGTCATACGACGGGCAGCCCCTGTCGTATTACCCGTATCGGTTGCAACACATACATTCATACCCGTTCCAGCAACCCAAAGCGCCAAAGCAGACAAAGTAGCACACTATATAAGCGTTCTCAACACGGATATTGAAAAGAACCACAAAGTGTTTATGGATCAGTATAACGCGGAACTGGCGAAGCTGCGCGACATCTCCAAGAAGAAACTGTACACGGAGGAGGAGTATCTCAAAGCACAGCGCGAACTGAACGCCAAATACAAAGTGTGGAAGGACACGCTGCACGCATTTAGCGTCAGTAATTCAACGCTGTCTTCGCTGCGACACCACAACTCCTCATTCACAGAAGAAAAAAATCTGCTTACACACCTCTACGAATACGTGAAGATGTTTTCCACCAAGCAGGGTTATTACAAGCATAATTGCGTCTGTAATTCAACGATAATGAATGACCTGAAATGGATTAATTATTGAGCGGCAGCCAGAATCGCGGCTCTGATGTTTTTGAAATGTGGAACCTGGGATCCAACAGCCTCCTCTGGCTCTTCAACGAGTGTGAGTTCAAAGGGCGACACATATTTTTTGACCTGAATTTTGTACCATTTGACGTGAGGTCCGTCGCCGAGGTTTACCTTCCCATCATATTTGGGAAGATAAGCATATCCTGCTCTGGTGTAGAGCTCGCACAGGCGCTGGTTGTTTCCATCAAACTCCACGGCCTGGTTTGAAATGCCGAAATCCTCCGAGGTGCGAAGCATTCTCTGGTAGAGTTCCGTGCCGACGCCTTTCTCTTGAAACTTGGGGTGCACGAAGAGATACTGGAGCGTGGTCAAGAAGCGTTCCTCACCACGAAGTGTATCCGCTGTGAAGGCGATAAACCCAACGACGATTGAACCGCCTTTGGTGGCTTTCTTTGCGACGTGCATAAAGTAAGGGGAGCCGGCGTAGAATCCGAATGTCTCCACGACACCCAGCATTTGTCCGATCTGCTTCGCGTAAAACTTGTTCCTCTTGGCGAGGTTGTAGATTTGCTTGTTTGTGGCTTCATCTTCACGTCTGGCGGCTGGGAAGTACTCCTCAAAGTAGATTCCTTTGCTCAAGTGGTAGGCTGCCTGTGTGGTTCTGGTTCTTTGCATATTGATTCGCTTCCTTGGAATTGATTCTTGGAGTATGTATTGACTTAAAGAAACCAAATCAATTTTTTTCATAAATCAATAAATTAGCATTTCACATTTTGATTATTTTTTATGATTTAGGATTATTATTGAAATCTAAAAAAAATTGATTTGTTTTTTTCTCATTATGTAATAGACAGACAAGCATTACATAATGGACAGATCGTTTATTGAAACTGTTGAAGACACAGGTGAAACAACTGAATATGAAGAACTCCAGCAGCAATTGAACTACTACTTCAGCGACAGGGAAATTGCGCGCTGGTTCCGCGAGAACCTGCCCGAGAAGGAGTGGCTGCAGCAGATCGCAATCTCCTTCACGCACGAACTGGAAGGAGACGAAAACACAGACGACGACGAAAGCGAGGAGCCTTTGACGAGAATTGAGAAACTCCGAGCGAAAGTGAATGAACTTGCGAAAGACTACACTATTCAGACAGAAAGGGTTGAAGATCTGGAGAAATATAATGCAGAAATCAACCACGAGAACCGCGAACTGGATAAAATGAATGCTGAATTGCTGTACGAAAATGAAGAACTCAAGGCCAGGATTGAAGAGCTGGAGAATGATGAAATGAGCCAGCTTGAATACGCCGAATGGAACCGCGAGAACCCAGAGATTCAAGCATTAGGCCGACAGATTGAAAGTCTTGAACAGACAACAGACAGCCTGCGAGCCGAGCGCGCGAAGCTGATTGCTTACATCAAAGAGCAGCAAGAGCACATTCGGGTTCTTGGTGCACAATACGAGGCAGACAACGGGAAGCTTGCAACCGCTGACTGGGATTCTATTCTACGATCTGACGACACCAGCTCGGGTGAGGAGAAGGCCGCCACACAGCAGACCGAGGAACACAAGTAGGTTCAGGAGCAGGATCGTCCATAAAGGGCGAGCCAAAAGAGACAGAATGCATTCCAAGGCGTTCAGCAGTAGATGTCTCTAATTTTTTTTTCAGTTCTGCATTCTCTGCTTCTAAAGCCAGAATGCGGTTGTAGAGTTTATTGACTTCGTAAAAAGAAATAGCGCCTTCCATTAATTTTAAGTACACGTGTCTTAAAATGAATTGAGAAAAAAACACCCTAAAAGATCACTCAACGGCAACCAAAGGTAATTTTCGGAGGTAGAGAAATAGACACATTAGGGTTGGGGCACAAAGCAGGCAGGACCCTTTTTGCTAAATCTACGACGGGCTTAATAGGTGGACGGGGGATTTTGATAGGCATTTCTTTCTACAGTAGTTGGATATTTTAATTTTTGCATTTATGCTTAACCTTTAAAAGTTAGGTGGGGAGGGGGACCGAGGTGGGGTGAAAACGCATAACTTTCTCCTGGCTGAAACGCAAGATCAAATAGACTACAAGGCTCGCGTGGAAGCCCTTGAGAAGGAAGTAGCTGCTTATAAGGCAGCCCTTGATAAAGCCGCTAAATGGTATGCAGATCGTACCTGGATACTGGAAGAACGAAACCACGCTTTGGAACACAAACTCTCCCAACTCAAAATGACTGAAATGAAAAAAAATTGATTTGGATTCTGGAAAGTTGTAGAATAGCAGCGTGAACACAACAAGCAACAAGAAATGGAAACCGTATTGAGACGTGCACTTTATGATGCATTTCAAACACCAAAGCGCATCTACACTTCCGAGGAGAAAGAAAGGATCAAAGTCAAGAAAGCGGAAGATGCAAAGAGGGAAAAAAAGATACAAAAAATGATGAGAGACCAAGAAATCAAGCAGGGCTGGCGTTTCAAAAATCATTACACAGAAGAGGACACACTCAAAGCACGACGAGCAGCAGATGCCGACCCATATTATGACCCATATTCTGGAAGAACAGACCAGCAGACGCCAATTCAGCGAGTTTTTGAAGCACAACAAAAATGATGATATTGGATTATTAATGGATTTCAAAAAAAATTGATTTAGATTTTCAATCAGGTAATAGATATGTAGTGATCAACCAACAAGCAATAAGAATGAGTTTCAACTGTGCGTTTTCAACCGACAAATGCTGTGGCGCTGGAGAGGTGCATAAATACTGCTCCCAGCAGGTCCAAGATAGGAAGGAGGCTCTGGAGGACGAGATGAAGAGACTGAAATGCGGTAAGTGCGACAAGTGCAAGATTGAGGGTGTGGAACTCTGGCCTGTGCAAGGCCACATTTGGGATTTGTGCAAAGGTTGTTTGAAGACATACGGCAAAGCGAAGAAGTAAGTGCAATAAAAACAAGGCAGGGTAAGACCTTTTTTTTATTGAAATAATGAATACCGGCTGTACGTTTTGATCGTACGACCTCGGAGTTATGAGCCCCGCGCGCTGCCTCTGCGCCAAGCCGGTTAAAAGAACCACGGGGTGATTCACATTATTTACTAAATGGGCTTTAAGTAAATTACATACCCAAATGTTTCGCCATACGGCCGCCTGAAGTGCCGCCACCAGAAGTGCCGCCACCAGACATACCGCCGCCAGAAGTGCCCATACCAACCGCGTCCATCAAAGGACGGGCAAGCATCTTAACCTTGTCCTCAATTGCACCACCGACGAGGCGGGCAAGACCGGACTTGGAATACTGTGGACGAGAAGACACAGCCAACACGTCAGCACGGGACAGAATGGCGGTGTAAGTCTGACTGGTCCCGCGTTCTATAGCGAAAACGCCGCTGTTCATAGTGATCAGCACAAGTTCATACTGGTTGGGCGCAATATCAAGACCGGTGTTATTCTCAAGTTCAACCTTAAAAAGCAATTGAAAAGCGCCGATTGACCCGGGTGCGTACACGTCGTCAAGCTCAATATGGCGTCCGAACTCCAGAGCAAGAACCGAGCCGCAAAGAGGGATACTCTGGGGAAGCCCGTTGTCTGCAGACTGACCACCCTGGGCGCTCTTGTAGGCTGAACCGCTAAACTCATTCCAAGTCTGGTTGCTGCCTGATTCAACAGACATACGCCACAGATCAAGCTGGGTGGCGCCCGACAAAAGACCGGCCTTGTTGTTGAATGAAATGTTGACCTTCCTAATGGGGAGGAAGCTGTCGCTGTCGGCGGGAGTCTGGTTGCCCATCTTCTTCCTTGCAACGATAATCAACTTATCGGGAACAGAGTTCAACTGAATACTCTGGAAGGTCTGCTCAACCGCATTACCGTTTGCGGGCAGAGTAGAACCGACGTCGGTTAAGTACCGGGGGTACTCAGCAAATGGGAGTACGTTGCGCGCGCTGACCAAGTTGGAAGGCTGACGAGTCAAGAAGAGCATTTGAAGTTGGGCAGAGGCGACATCTGTGATGACGGCGGCGCTGACGGCAAACTGGGAAGTAGCGCTGGCGGGGGAAAGATTTCCGGTAGTTCCGAGCTGACCAAGAGCAAGGCGGAAAGCGCGATTTGCGGAACCCAGGTTAAACGTGAAATTCAAGGTCTGTACCCCGTACATACCCTGGTTGTTGCTTTCAGGGTCGCACCAGATGAAGGGCGAAAGCATAAGGGGTTCGCGGGTCTTAAATGTGATGGTGATGTCGTAGGGAGCGTTTGCGTCCTGCACGTATGGCTGGTTTCCAGCAATAGAGATAATCTTAAAAGCACCTCGGGGCTGAAAATCCTGATCATACTCGCAGTCGTTCCAACCGGCGTTGGGGTTGTTATTAGCGCCAAGTGCGTCAGCGTATCTGTAATAACTGTCGTATTGGGTGGGAGTGGCGTTGTTGAGACGAGCAACCTCGCGACGATCACCGAAGCGGAGAAGCTGAAACATTATATCTTTTTGATTGGTTGAAATAGTGTTGTTGTTCACGGTGGCCTGGATAGTATTGCAGCACGAGTGAAAGGGGAAGGGGCCGAGGGCGGATCCGTATGCTAAATTAACAGCCCGGGATCCAACAGTCATACTGGAGTTGGGGGTAATGGTGAATTTGACGGACATCTGGGTCTCAATCATAATGCGTCTGCTAAAAACCGTGGACTCGCTGGGCAATTGTACGTTGAAAGTAATAGAAGAAGGCGATTTGGAAATCGCTTCATACTGGGACGGTGTGATATTTTGCGCGCCCTTAAAGACCGCGTAGCGAACCTTGTCGGTGGTCAAGAGCAGGTCGTCTTGGACACAAATCTTCTCAAAATCTGCGGAAGCCATTTGGATTTATCTTTGCTTTATAATAACTGCAAAGATAAAAAAAAAAGAAATACGCCTAAAATAAAATCAATACGAAGCATCTTTCTTACGAAACATAACTTTCAGGGAACAGGAGCAACCATTCTGGAGATAAAAATCGTGCTGGATTCCGTAAACATCTTTCCAGAGTACGTTAATTTGAATGCCGTAAAGGGGGGCGTTGGATTGCAAATCAATCAAGCGATATTCGGCGGTCGGCAAATAGAGAACATTCGGGAAATATTCAGTTCCGTTTACTAAATTAACCACGAGATCTGTGATTTCGTTGCTTATATTGTCGTTCTGCCCCGAAGCCCCACCAGTTCCTACATTATCGCTTAATGATCGCGGAACTCCTATCAATTGG